CCTCTTTAAGAACACACCTTGTTAGTTCTTTAACAAGATACTCATACAAAAGGGCTGTATTTCTCTTTTTATTATGTTTGAATTTCATTCTTTTTGGACTCCATCTCTTCTATAAGCATCTTTAGATCACGATTAAGGCGCAGTAGATCGCGCTCCTCGTTGATATAATTAGAATCTTGTTCCGTAAATACCCCGCTACCAAGGCGAGATAAGTTTTGATAGCCGGCTCCTTTGACATTCCTGTCAGAGCCACTGGCTGTTTCGGCACCGTATAGGGATTTATAGCTTTTGCTTTTCTGGTCTCTTCGCTTATCCCAATCTTTAGGAATGTACCATCTACCATTGGCGTCGGCGCTTGTAGTTTTAACAACTCCTGTTACTGGGTCTTTCACAGTAGTTTTTCCTGTCGAGTCTACATCCCTGTGCCCAGGTTCAGCCAATAAGACTTCATCCTCGGCGGCGTCTGCGTCAGCTTCTGCGGCGTCCAAATCTGCTTCTAGATCGTCTCCTTCATCGGTTGGAGCTTCTCCAAACTCTGCTTCAAGACCTCCGCCAGCGGCACCTGGGTCATCACTTACACCTTGCTCAACAGCACCTTCAAGAGCAGCAAGATGCTTTTTATCAAAGAACATTTCTCTTTGCATGCGCACAATCTCTTCTTCGGGCAGGTTAAACAGGTTTTTTGAAATCCATCTCTTACTAAAGAACCCTTCAGTTGCTGCTGACGCTACATCGAACTTGGTTCTCCAAGACTCTAACTCTTGTAGTTCTGCTAGCTTTGATGGGTTGTTAAGAGATAGGTCAAATGAAACCAGATCTTTTCCACGATATCCAAGAGTAAACAGGTGAATAATACCAACCTTTTCTAATTCAGCGATAACTGATCGCTGTAGTCTGTGGATTGTTCTTGCGAAACGAATGTCTTTTTGAGCAAGAGTGGTTTTATCTTCATCGCCGCCTTCAGTTTGTGCGAGATATGAGGCAGGGATTTTTAAAGCTGAAAACAACTTATCTCTTAAGTATTTTACATCGTCAATATCTCCAGTGTAAGTTCCACCAGGAAGAGTTTCGACACGAGTTGATTGATTCCCTCTTTGCGGAATAAAATAATCTTCCTCTACACTCATTGGATTATAGCGAAGATCGACTCGTCCGGTGTCTGAATCAACGATTTGATTACGCTTCATCTGCGTCATAACCTTCTGCATGTATTGTTCAACATCCTCTGGAGGTATATTACCTACATCCACGTAGAATACGCGGCGCTCTGGGGATCTAACGATACGATAAGACATCATAGCATCTTCTAAGAGTGTAAGTTGTCGCCAAATTCTGCGGGCTGAATCGAGAGTAGAAGTGCCGTAAGGAGCGTATTTATCATTTCCAAGGATACGGAAGTGCCCCACTTGCCAGTTCTCGAAAGTAATGCCTCCCGAATTCCACTGGTAAGTTACATAATTTGGGTTGGTCTTATCCTGACCTTCCATTCTTTCAACTTCATTCGATGGGAGCCCTACGGCGTACTTTATCCCTTCGGTATCGTCGATATCAAGATACAAGAAAAAATCACCATACTTACACATTGTTCGGCACCAGCCAAAAAGATTAAAATCTAAATTCAAGATCTCATGGTATAGGTGTTGAAGGACAAGCTTGATTTCTTCATTGCGACACTTGATTGTCAAAAGAGGGTTGATCGTTGTCGATGTTGTCATTTCATCTGCATAAATATCCAAAGCAGAAGCGATTTCAGGAGTGTATTCCATCTGATCGAAATCAGCATACCTTTCGGCACGGTTTTGATTAGACATGAAATTGGCAGTTAAAAATTCATAAGGATTGTATTGCCCTCTCTTAAAGGATTGTCCACTTGAAGATTTAAAATTGTATTTGTTTAACTGTCTTCTTTTTAGTTTTGTTGGCTGTTGCTGCCTATAGTCAGCCAGGGGTCCCGATAGAAGACGGGTTAGCTTACGATATAAGCTATTATCGGGATTTCTGGGATTGTGATTTTTCTTTTTTACCATTTATTCTAACCCTTGAGAAGCCAAAGAAATTCTTTTGTTTTTTCAATCTCTTGGCTTTTTTTATTTATTTTGTATCCTACCATACCTGGTATGCTGGTGTTTAGTTGAGAATTTGATTTTGTCATTGTAGAGAGAAACGCTTTGTTGTATTCTGCGGCTCTTTGATTAGTTGTATATACTGTGTCTTTGACCCAACATCCGATTGCAAAAGCCATAATCAAATCATCATTATACTTTTTCATAGCTTGTGGCTTACCATTGTGCCAAATAAAAGTCTCCATTTCATTGAGTAATCGTTTAGAATACACTGTAACTAGTTTATTTCTAACGAATTCTTCTAATTTTGCAACAACTAATGGTCTTGTCTTGGTAGTCATCGAAAAACCCATAACAGTATTGTTTTTTGTTTCAGCAGTTAAGGGATCTACATAATCGTGAGATGACTTATAAGAATAGAATAAATTTGGATATGCCGATTCTTGTAATTTATCAAGAACTGTCCAACCGATGGTATTATTTTCCACAACTAACATACAGTTACCATACTGCTTGCCGACATCTAAAAGCATACGGGCGAACATATCAGGAGTGAGTTTTCCTTGATACTCTCCCACCACCTCCATTGTCTCAATTTTAAAAATATGGAATGTGGAATAATCTTTTCCGTCACCTCTAGCGACATCGGCAGATACCATGTAGGTAAAGCCCTCTTGGTATTCTTCCCATATCCAAAAATTTCTATCGAAGCCGGTTCTATATTTGGGCTCACAAACATTTTCTCTTAATATCTGCATATCTCCTGGATGGAATACAGTTTCGCCAGACATATTAAAATTGCATTCAAGTTCTTGGGCAATTTGTGTTCGTGACATATTCTTTGTTTCTTTTTCAAACCAGGCTTGGTCGCGGTCAGGATGGATATCCCAAGGCAGGCGAGTTTGATAAAAGTCGTTGCGGTCCTCTTCAGAGTCAATGTAGGTTTGATGAAACCAGTTACCGCAGCCGTTTGGAGTAGAGAGAGCGATACAGCGTCCACCTGTTGATAGGGTGGGATACAGACCAGTCCATAACTCATCGAGTCCATCAACGTGTGCAGCCTCGTCAATAACAAGGAGAGAAAGCGCTTCTGAACGACCGGCGTCTGCGCTAGTGGAGGACGCTTTAATCTGCGAGCCATTTGAAAGCTCAAACGAAGTTCTATTATCGATAGAGATCCTAGCGATTCGCATCCAGTCTGGAAGGTTCCTGTGGATTGCTTTAACTTTCTTTACAAGGTTAGCTGCCGTGCCGAACTTCGTTGCGATGACAAGAACGTTCTTATCTCGGTGAAACATCATCATCCATGCAATATAAGCCGCAGAAACAGTTGAGATGCCAAGCTGACGGGCTTTTAGTATGATGTTAAAGCGGTGGTCATTGAAATCATTTACAAGAGTTTCCTGGAAAGGGTACATTTTAAATGGTATTAGACCTCTCAATGGGTGTGAAATCTTGGCATAATTATTAATAAAGTACGCCGGGTTCTTACCACATTTAACAAGCTCTTTTAAAACTTCTTCTCTTGTTAAGCTGTACGCCATAGTTATAGGTTAAGGAACGTTCTAAACTTTGATTCGAGTCTTTCTTTTAAGTTCTTTTGAGAATCTTTAACATCAGCGATTCCACCGATGTCATAGTTTTTATGGGCAGTAACGAAGACTCTTACTCTGGATGTCTCTTGCACAAGGATATCTGCGTCGCCGCGTGCCTTAAGACTGCAAGGGTTCCCTGTAATCTTTTTGTATTCTTTTTTGATATGCTTCACGATGTCGCGAAAGGTAGTTTCAATATCAGCCTCAAACGTACCGCCATAAACTTCTTTAAGCTTAATGTCTGATTGGTAAGTTACAATCATTACTGGTCCGTCAAAGCGCACTTTGAAACCATCAACGTTGCGACTATCTGTGATTGGGTTACCTTCTTCTCTCTTTAATCCAAGAGTAATTGGCTCTCCATCTTTATCTAACGCTCCATCATAGGAACTTGCAGCAGCTTGCGCTAGCCCTCTAATAACTTCTAGTGTTTTCTCTGACATTGTTTAGTTTCCTTTTGCGGCAGCTATGCTGGCCATAAGACCTTCTGCCATTGGTGTTAAAGCATCCATCAAATCTTGTTCAAACTCATGCTCGATGTCTTGGACTGTTGATGCTAGTCTGTCTTGACTGACTTTTCCTTTTAGCTCTCTAATGGCGATCTTTCTCATTGCATCTCTTACTGCGTTCTGGATTTCGTCACGAAGAAGAGCCGTAGGTTCAGGAAGACCTTCGTCGCCCCATGTTAAGCCACCTAGTTCTTCTTTAATGATCTGTTTAAGTCTTGATTTTTTAATTTTCATTGTTGGGCCTCCAGCCAGTTAACCATCTTTCTTCTCTATCTTCGACATACTGGATGAAGCAGCCTTCGCAACACTCATGCTTTGCCATATAGATATCGTCTTTAATTGTTTTTAAGTAACCGTCACAAACCGGACAGTTTTTATCCTTATCTCTATTAAGTAGTTTTTTAGGAACTAAAAACCCATCAACTTCAATCATTTCTTGCTGTTGCTCGATAATGATATCCCTTTGGGCTATTTTTTTAAGTTGCTCTAGATATTCTTTTTCTTTTATATCGTCCCAGCTAGAGTGAGGATTCCCAACGGCTTCCTTGCCGTACTTCTCCTCTATCGCCTTTTCTAGCTTGACTACATAGTTCCAATCGACTTCTTCACTCATACTATAAATATACCATTAATCAGTCTTTGTGTTAAAGAAAAGCCGCCCCTCCTAAAAAGAAGGGACGGCCAAAAAAGACCTAAAAGGTTATTTTTTACTTGTTGAGCTTGTTAGAAAGCTCTTCGATTTGAACCTGTTGTGCTTTGATAGCTTCAACAAGAACCGAAGTCAAGCGACCGTAGTCAAGACCAGCAGCGGAACCGTCTTCTTTGAAAGAGACGACTTCTGGTACAACTTGAGCGATTTCATCAGCAATGAATCCAACTTCTTGCTTTCCACCGTTCTTAAGATCATAGGTAACACCTTGCATCTTTTTAACTGTGTCGATAGCGTTGTTCATTGGTTGAATATTAGTCTTGAGGCTTCTTTCCGAGTAAGTGATCCAAGCGCGAGCTTTGGCGTCCTTATTGGATGGAAGTGCAAGAGCGATGTCACCACTGACCGTTCCACCAGCAACAGCAAGAGTAGTTGCAGCAGCAGTAGTGAAACTACCGGCAGCAGCAGAAGCAGCACCAATAATAACACCGTCCACTGCTCCACTGTTGATGTCAACGTTAGTGATAGCTACGTTGTTTGCATCAAGTGCAGAACCTAACTGATCAATGTGTCCAACGTCAACGTGAGCAGCCGACCACTGAAGCGAAGCACTACCAAGAGCGCGAGCACTGTCAGTAGAAGGCACGAGGTCAGAATCGAAACGACCTGTAGCAGTAATGGTATCGCTTGTAGCGTCACCGAGGTCAACGTCGCCACCAGCAACGAGGCTTGTGACTGTAGCAGCAGCAGCGCTTGCAGCACCGATAACTGTTCCGTCAATTGCACCCGAGTCAACATTGATGTTTGTAATAGCTTGGCTATTTGCATCAAGAGCTTGACCAAGTGAGTCAGCGTGAAGTG